AATATTGGAACAACACTTTATCAAGAAGGTCAAACTCTTTACAATTTTGATAAAGCCAACTTTGAAGAAATGCTTGATGCAGAAGGTGTTATCGTTCTTAATGATAAACCAAAACAGTACGGGCCTGTAAAATTTGGCTCAAGCACAGAAAGAGTCAACGCATCTATAAAAGATTTATTTGATGAGAGTTGGTGGATAGGTCAAGGATATGATAAACGTTATGCACAAAACAAAGTTCGTGAGCAGTTTATTGTTTATGGTTTAGCAAGAGCCTTAAAACCGACTGGTAGATTGAACGTTGATGACGTTAAGAGAGCTAGTGATTCAGTGTCTTTATATGGATTACAATCCCCAGAAAGAGTCATTGCTAAATTAGAAGAGGTATATGAAAAGATTTCAGATGCTCAAAGAGGATTAATTGATTCAGCACCAGCAATTTTATCTACAAATCCAAATATAAGTGACGTAGAAAACTTACTACGTGATCTTGGTTATAATCCTGATATTTATAGAGATTATTTTAATAAAGATGCACAACAGCCTAATGGTGCACCTGCTGTAAGTAGTGCAGAAACGATTACACAGGAAGATATTCAAAGTCAGGGTTTTCCTGCAACATCATTCAGTGTTGATGATTTAGGGTTCGGTTCGTAATGGTATCAAAATTAAAAGCTAATCCACAAAATAGAGTAACTTTGATGGAGGGTACTCCTAATGAAAGAACATTTTATCTAGAGAACCCATCTCAATTGACAACAAGTGATCTGTCTAAAATAAAACAGGCTTATGGTATTCCTGAAGATACATCTTTGGAAAAAACAAAAGGTTTACTAAAACAATTAGAAAAACAAGAAATTACATCACCTCTTAGAAGTATACCTTATGATCAAGGCACTGCTGAATATGCGGGTGAACTATATGCTCAATCAGCAGACATGATGGAAAGAGCAGAATTAATTAAAGATCCAGCACAATATTTAACAGATACTGCGTTTGGTGATATTCCTTATGTGGGTAAATTTATACCAAGAGGTATGGTATCGGAGCCAACTGCAAGTATGGTAGGAGGTATGTTGGGTGTGACTGCAGCTCAAGCAGGACAATCAGCATTAGGTCTAGCAACTGTTAGAAACCCTTTTGTTCCTCTAACACCTGCACAGTTATTTGCTTCAGAATCACTCGGATCACAAATAGGCACTGGTGCATATAAGTTTGCAAACAATGTCATTAGATCTTTAATGGATTTACCAGAAGAAAAACTATCTGATCAATATTCACAGTTTTTATACGATACTGCGTTAAACGCTATGTTTACAGGTGGAGCGATGACAATGGCTCCTATCTTTAATGCTTCAAAAGCTTTTATTGGTAAAAATATATTTGGTATTTCACCAAGCAAAGAAAATTTACAAAAGATTTCTAATATATCTGAGACATATGGAATGCCTATGGGTATCATTCAGGCTTCTAATATGCCTTTTTGGAAAGCTTACTCAAAAGTTCTAGGTATTCTTCCATGGATAGGTAGTGCATTTGAAAAACAACAACAAGCTGTAGGTGAAGGTGCTCGTCAGTATCTTGCAAAAATGTCAAATGGTTTTGCACCAATGCAGACAATGACAATGTTAAGTGGTGATATACAAAAGTTAATGCAAGGAAATTACGAATCTGTAAGAGCAGCTCAACGATATATGTATGAAAACTTTGAAGAGTTTGCATCAAAGTTAAAAGGTAAAAAAGTTATAAATCTTGATGGTTTTAAACAAGTAGCTGAAGAAACTGCACAACAGTACAAAGAAGCAATACCTGGAATGCAAGGTTATGGTGAGTTTAGATTTCCTGGTGATGGAACACAAAGAGCCTTTGGAACATTTTATGAGACAATGAAAGGTTTAGATAGCAATGTTACTTTTGAACAAGCTATTACACTAAGACAAACTTTTAATGATTTCCTAACAAACTTTAAAACAGAATTTAAAGGTAAGATACCTGAGAATCAGGCACAAGCCATTGGCAATCTTGCTGCTAGATTGGAGTATGACATTTTAAATTTGAAGAACGTTGACAATGCAATTGATGAGACAGTTTATAATACAGCTTTAGCTAAGTTAGCTGCTGCTAATGAATACTTTGCACATACCATACCTACATTTAGTGGTGGTGTTGCATCTAATATGAAACAAGTAAATGCAAATATCTTTGGCCCAGGACCTGATGTAGAAAGAGGTCTTATGTATAAGGATGAAATATTTAATATTGTTTTAGGTAGAGCAAAACAAAGTAAAGAAGCAATGCAACATTTAATGGAGCTATCACAAACCACACCTGATCAATTAAGAGCTTACAGAAAAGCAGGAAACAAAGCAGGAGTTGCTGTTGATTTAGAAGTTATGGTGAAAGATATGGATATAGAATCACCAACTTATGGTAAGACAATTAAAAAGGTCATGCCTATAATTAGTCAAGGACCTAATGCAGGTAGGAATAAAATATTGAGAAGATTGTTTGATGATGCAACAACAGCATCTATTGAAGGACTACCCGCTGGTGTTACCGCTGATCAATTTTTAAATATACGTTCAGTAAATCCTGACGAAATTTTAGAGTCTGGTTTCTTGGGTAGAAAAGGTGGTATTAAAAAAGCAGCACCTGATTTATTAGAGTTTAAAGATGTGCGATTTAATCCAGAAAAATTTACAGAATCATTAGGATTAGACTCACCGGATGGTATAGAAATTTTAGGTGAAGCCCTAAAAGGCACAGGAGTAAGTGTTAAGGGTATAACTGACTTTATTAAAGCCGTTGATCAAGCGAGAGGTTTCGTTGTAAATGATGCTTCAACCTTCTTAACAAGACGATTAACACTTGGTGGTTTACGCTCTTTAATGGTATTTCAAGGTGGAGCAGCGTTAACTGCAGGTTCACTTAACCCTGTGTTGACTGCCCTAACATTGAAATATGGTTCTAGCATTTTGACAGACCCAAAAGCATTAAAAGCATTTACTGGTGTGTATGAAGATATCGCAAAGAATGCTGTAACAGGTAAGGGCGACATGCGAGATGTTCTTACATTATCAAGAAGAAATGATATTTTAGAGTGGGCAGCAAACGTATTGCCAACAGAAGAACAGTTAGATCAAAGAGAGTATGAAGCTAAAGTAGACGAGGCTGTGTTTAGTTTGATGAAAAATCAACAAACTAAATCAGAAGAAAGAAACGCTCGCAAAGAACAGTTTGAAATGATGGAAGGTAAAATATCTGATGAACAAAATCGTGCTATTTCATCTATTGAAAGACGACTAAACCCTAGATTCAATATGGATGTAAGTATGGAAACACCTACTTTTCAACCTCGAACAAACAGACCTTACAATCCAAGAACAAGACAAGAATTAGCTTTTGGTACATTAGATGAAGCCTTGGCTTCTGAGGGAGGCATCGGAGGACTATGACCATAGCACTTGATAACACAAGAGTTTTTAATTTGCCAGGTACCACGGACCAAGGACCACAAAAGATGAATGATGGTGGTAAAACAGAAAGCACAAGAATGTTAGAAACACCACCTCCAGAGTCATTAGATCCTAGGTTTAAAGATTTACTTTACCGACAAACTGAAGGACAGCCAGAAGAATTTACTAAAGAAAGTCCTGTTTTAAAATATATGGAAGAAAATCAACCAATGACGATAGAGCCACCAAAACCAATGATGGATCCACAGTTACAACAAATTTTACAAGCACAAAAAGATATGTCAGGTATTATGATGGCAAATAATCAACCTAAAAAAGGTATTGAGTTTTTAATGGAAAGAACGTATACCATTTAAATGAATAAGATTTTACAATATATTAGGAACATATTTAAGAAAGGAGAACCCGATGAACATCAAGAGCATTGGGGAATAGGATCATGATAGATTTAACAGATGACTTGAAAGCTAGAGTACGTTTGCACGAAGGCGTGCGCACTCAAATGTACTTAGACAGTTTGGGCAAAGCCACGATTGGCATAGGCCACCTTATTCAGCCTCACGAACGAAATAGATACTCAGAGGGAGTGGAAATTTCTATGGAAGAAGTCGAGGAACTATTTGATATAGATTTGAATAGAGCTGCTGCGGGGGCTGATCTACTTATAGATGAGTGTGTTGGACACGATTTACCACAACCAGTTTCAGAGGTAATTCTGGAGATGGTGTTTCAGCTGGGCACAAACGGTGTTCGTAAGTTCAAAAACATGTGGAAAGCCATGCGTGAAAAACGCTGGAAAGACGCGGCTACTGAGATGAAAGATTCTAGGTGGCATAAACAGACAACAAAAAGATGCGAGAGTCTTGCAGAAATAGTTGCAAACACGAACGTATAGGAGTAGAATTATATCATGGGTAAACAAAAAGATCTTTTTTCAAATCCAAATGTAGTGAATGAGAATAAAATAGTTGATATTCCAAATCCTACACTTAGAGCGATCGGTAATTTACCTAGATACAAAAAATTTGGCTTAAAACTTACTTCGCCAATTAAAAAGAAAGATTAACAATGGGAACACCTAAAAATAAAATACCAAAAGAAAAAAAAGGATTTAATATGTTACCTGAAAAAGTTCAAGAAAAGATAAGTCCTAAACTTGCTAAAGAATACAATAAAGGTGGCGTTGTAAGAGGTACGGCTAGAGGTATGGGAGCTGCTAAAAAAGGTGGTGGCTACAACGTTAGCCCTAACTAATCCAACTTTTTAATTCATCACCCATCACTTGACTGGCTATGTCGACCTTGTTCTTCAAGGCAGTTAATATCTTTTCATCAACCGTTCCCTGACAAACAAAATCAACATAGGTAACTTTATTCTTCTGACCAATCCTGTGTGCACGATCTTCACTTTGTAATCTTATTTCAAGATCATAATTGTTTGAAAAATACACAACAGTGTGAGAGGCAGTAAGAGTGATTCCATATCCACCAGTTTTAGGGTTCGCGACAAGGTACGTGAGATCATGATCTTGATCTTGAAAATTATTAACAAGATCCATACGAACCTGATTTTCTGTATCGCCAAAAAAAGATGCAGCTTTTGTATCACCATATTTATCCTTTAGTTTTTGAGTTATTGTTTCAATATTGTGTCTATAATTCGCCCAGATAATTACTTTACCATCGACTTCCTCTAGGACATTTAATAGTTCATCATATCGTTTGTTAGGCACGTCATGGATTTCACCATTATCGTTAATAGTGAATCCACAACATACCTGGTGCAACTTAACGATCTGTGAGAGCCGGTTCACAGACGTGGTTGTTTTGTCATTGAAAATAAACATTGCGTTTCTTCTCAATGATTCATAGGCTACGAGTTGTTTCTCACTCATAGGTATGAACCTTTTCATATATATTTTCTCAGGTAGGTCCGTGCATTCTTCTTTCTTGACACGGAAAGCATGAGAATAAATCTTTTCTTCTAATTCATCTAAACGTTGATAACCTGTTATCAAAGGAAAGTGACGACCACCTGACGTAGGTCTATTAACAATCTTTGCGTAACGAGCACGAAAAGCATAATAATTAGTTTGACCAAGTATCTTAGGGTCAAGAAAAGCAAACTGTGTATAGATATCTAGTGGTGATTTAGTAATAGGTGTGCCTGTTAAAATTCTTTTGTAATTTATATCTTTGGAAAGTTTCAAAAGGTTTTTTGTACGTTTAGCATTGTGAGTTTTGATAGTTGTGCTTTCATCAATAATCATCATTGTTTTATCTTTATCTTGTACACTAAGATATTTTTCTAAAAACTTTACACCCTTTGATGATGAGAGAGCTTCAATATTCATTAAAAAAACATTTAAAGGAATGTGATCAAGTCTTTCAAGAAGCAAAGTAAGATTACCTTTTGTAACAGGATCTTTTAAACTAGGGTCCCACGTGCTAATGCAATATTTTGTTTTTTCAAAATTTACGAACTCAGTAATTTCTTTATACCAATTACGATACACGGACTTTGGTGCAAAGATTACACAGTTATCCACACCTTGATAATGATGCAAACTCATGAGATCCATGATTGCTGTAATAGTTTTACCTGTTCCCATCTCCATCAAATAGGCGAAATTGTTGATGTTTGTATCATGACAAATTCGCTTTGCTTTTAGTTGATGAAGAAAAGGTTCCTTCAAAAAAAAGTTAGCCATCTACAAAATAATATATTGCATTTTGTTAGGATTTCAAGTATAAGATTAGTAACGAACAATTAAGTGTGTAGCTAGCACTTATAGCTTGTGGCGGAATAACGTTTTTAACAGAGGCGTAACGCACAGGGGTGATAGCGTAGGGCCAACTGGCTGAGGCTATCATGAGTAGGTACGAGTAGGGGCGAGAACCGTTTATCTGTATCCCGAAAGTTGGAGGTGAAACAACTAGCCCTCCCAAGCTGTTCTACAAAGGAGGTAAAAATGGCTGACATAATAGATTTCGAAGACCTCAAACAAGATGCGGGGGATTTGAAAAATCTTCAAGATGATGATTTATCAGGATTATCAAAACTCATCCAACGACAATTGAATTTAGACTCTGAAATAGAAAATATGGAAGAGACAATTAAAGAATTAAAAAAGGAAAGAGATATTCTTTCTGGTGAAACAATTCCAACAAAAATGCAAGAACTTGGTATTAATGAAACAACCATGAAAGATGGCAGCAAAGTTACTGTAAAAGAAGGTTTTCATTGTAGAATACCAAAAGCAAGAGAAAACGAAGCATTAGAATATTTAAGAAATAACAATCTTGGTGATATAATAAAGAATCAAGTTTCAACAAGTTTCGGAACGGGTGAAGACAACATGGCTGGAGATTTAGCTGGTTACATAGAATCTAACTTCGGTATCACCCCTGACGTGAAAAAATCAGTGCACCCCTCGACACTGAAGGCGACATTAAAAAAACGCCACGAAGAGGGATTAACGGACCCTGATGATCTTTTTGGGATCTTCATACGTCCAGAAACTAAAATAACAAAAGGAAAAAAATAATGAATGAACAAGCCAAAAAACAAGAAGTAGCAACAAAGAAATCTTCTGCCGTTGCCGCTCCTACCATTGATCTTGGTATGGTCGCACAAGACCAAGGTTTAGGTTTAGCAGTTGTTGATATGAACACAACGGCTATACCTTTCTTGAAAATACTTAGCTCTATGTCTCCGCAGACAAAAAAACAAAAGAGTGAGTATGTCGATGGTGCAGAAGAAGGTATGATTTTCAATACTGTCACTGAAGAACTCTATGATGGTACTGAAGGTGTTACAGTTATACCATGTCACTTCGAACCTGTTGCATTAGAATGGTCCGACAGAGGAACTGGTTCCTCTGCTCCCATCGTTCACCCTGTGGATACACCTCTTTGGGATAAAACTAAAAAGGACGCTGAGGGTAAATCTAGGCTTCCAGAGGGTACATATCTAGAAAGAACTCACAATCATTACTGCCTCCTTACAAACAGTGAAGGACTGACTTCTCAGGTTCTTCTATCTATGAAGGTGAGTGGACTTTCTAAATCAAGAAAATGGAACAGTCTCGTAATGTCGGCTAAGGTTAAAAATGGTGATCAAATCATCAATCCCCCTAGTTGGTATTACTCCTATGTGCTAACAACTAAACCGCAGTCGAATGACAAAGGTGACTGGTATAGCTGGGACATTAGAAGAGGTGAGGTCGTTTCGGCTAGTCAATACGAAGAAGGTAAACGATTTCATAACGCCGTGAAGAAGGGATCTGTTGAGGTCAACTACGAACAGGCGAATGAGAGTTCTGGAAACGATAAACCAGACACTGACAATCCTTTTTAAGGGCTAAGGGGGCTTCGGCCCCCTTTCACACATGGAAGCGTATCAAAAGTTAAAAGGGATCTTTAATGGTCTGACGAGGGCACACGGTGTTTTTTATAAAGGAGAAACAAAGGAAAGTGGCAAAGTCGGTGGTAAAGCATACATCATTAAAGAAGAGGTCACAGACAAACATTGGGCCGACCATGTCAAAGGCATTGATCCTAGTTTGGGTATTATTCCCATACGTGATGATGCTACTTGTTCATGGTCTTGCATCGATGTTGACGATTACACCATAGATGTCCGCAAGACAATCCAAGCATATACAAAATTAAATTTACCTATTATACCTTGCCGATCAAAGTCGGGAGGTTTTCATTTATTTATTTTCTTTACTGAACCTGTTCCGGCAAAAGATGCCATAAAAAAATTAACTGAGATAGCCTCTGTGTTAGGATTTGCAGACTGTGAGGTATTTCCCAAACAAGAAACACTAAACAAGGAGCGTGGAGACACAGGAAACTTTCTCAACCTACCTTATTTCAAGGGAGACATGAGTGGTAGATACGCTATGGACCAAAATGGTGAGTCATTAACCATGGAAGAGTTCTTCAATTTGGTTTCTCAGAAGGCAATCACACACGACCAACTTAAAAACCTATCTGTACGTCTCTTAAAACAGAAAAAAGCCTCTTTTGACGGCCCTCCATGCATAGAAATCATGCAAAACATGGGTATTTTCGAAGGATCTAGGGATGATGTGGTATTTCACTACTGTGTCTATGCAAAAAAGAAGTATGGACCTGGTGAATGGCAAAACAAGGTCATGGAATTTAACACAGCTTACTGTAAACCACCGATGAGTTACGATCAGGTTAAGACTAAAATAGATCAACACGAGAAAAAAGATTATGGCTACAAGTGTAAGGATGTACCAATGCGTTCACATTGTGATAGCACGAAGTGTCGTGTAAGAAAATTTGGTATTGGCAGAGATGATGTGGCAATGGACATTGCTAATCTGACAAAGTTAGAGTCTGATGAATCTGTATGGCATTTGGATGTAGACGGCTCACGGATCACGGTCACCACAGACGAACTTATGGATCAAAGATTATTTAGAAAGAAAGTATTGGAGACACATACAAGTCTACCTGTAGAGATGTCAAAAAGGGATTATGAGGCACGTATTAGAGAACTTCTAGAGCATTGTGAAGTAATCAAGATGCCGAAAGAAGTAACTAAAGAAGGACGTTTCTATTCTCATTTAGAGGATTTTATATACAATCAACACATAACAGATGAGATTGAAGAAGTGTTAAATCATAGTGTGTGGAAAAGCGATGGTAAAATATATTTTCAATTGGCTAGTCTAGAGAAGTATCTACGTAAGATACAATTCAAAGAATTTTCAACAACACAAATGGGTTCACTGATCAGGGACAAAGGTGGCGACTCCAAACAAATACGATTAAACAAAAATTCTGTGAAGAATTTATTTTTTATACCAGATCCTAAACCACAAGACGAAGGTAAACTAGCGGTGCCAAAGGTAACTGATGATGTCCCATTCTAAAATAAAAAAGATCTACGGACCACCAGGTACAGGTAAAACAACATTCTTACTGAACATCGTGGAAGAAGAGTTGGAAAAGAACTTGACACCTGAAGACATAGCGTTTGTTGCCTACACAAAGAAAGCTGCAAGTGAAGCAATCAGTAGAGCGGCACACAAATTTAAGTTAGATCAAAAAGATTTTAAATATTTCAGAACAATACACAGCTTAGCATTTCAATGTTTAGGTTTATCAACCAATGATGTCATGAAACCAAAGCATTACATTGAAGTATCTGATGCACTCAAAGTTGATCTTGCACCAAAAGATGTACATGATGAAGATGGTAATTTTATACAACAAGATCCTTATTTAAAAATTATAGACTTATCTAGAATTACTGGTGTTGGTTTATATGAAACTTTCTCTAAGTTTGGTCACATTGTAGGTGGTTGGAGAAAGCTAGAACAGATTGCAGAATATCTCAAAGACTTCAAAAAAAATAGAAAATTATATGACTTTACTGACATGCTGTTAGAGTTTAACCTTAGACCTGACATATGGCCAGATATAGAGGTAATTATAGTTGACGAGGCGCAAGACCTATCGCTCGTACAATGGCAAGTCATTACAAACCTTATATCTAAAAGTAAAAGAGCCTATATCGCTGGTGATGATGACCAAGCCATTTTCAAATGGGCTGGGGCTGATGTTAATACATTTCAGTCTTATCCTGGCACTTCTGTCGTACTCAATAAATCTTACAGAATACCTAAGTCCCACCACTTCGTGGCATCCAAGATCGTTAGAAACATTCGTGATAGAGTTGAGAAAGAATGGGAAGCAAAAGATGAAGAGGGCAAAGTTGTTACAGTTTATTCACATGAAGCAATACCCTACAAAGATAAAGAGTGGCTCGTCCTTGCAAGGACTAAATATATACTTAATAAAGTTGAGAAGTTCTTCTTGGAACAGGGTTACTACTACGCACGCTTTGGGCAAAGCAGCATAGCTGATAAATTAAAACACGCCATAGCATCTTGGAATAAAATAGCAGAGGGTGAAAGCGTTGGACTCGATGGTGTCAAAGCAATGTATGAACACATGACATCAGGACTGGGTGTTCAACGTAATTACAAAAACTTAAAAAATTTAGATGACAAAGAAAAGTTTGATTACGAGAAACTAATGTTTCATCATGGTTTGCTCGTAGAGAAGAAAGCCACATGGTATCAAGCACTTGATAAAATACCTTACGGAAAAGTGATGTACATACGTCAATTGATGAAGAGAGGTATAAACATTTGGCAGAAGCCACAAATAGAAATTTCTACGATACATGGAGCTAAGGGTGGAGAAGCAGACAATGTTGTTTTACTTTTAGATCTATCGAGAAAAGCTGAAGAAGCATTGATTAGTAATCCTGACGATGAACATAGAGTGTTTTATGTAGGTGCCACCAGAGCTAAAAAAGAGCTATGGTTGGTGCGTTCTGAGACAGATCGAGAATACCTGGAGGTGATAAGATGAGGATTGTTTACAAAGACGGAAAAGTATTTATATCTTTAATAGAGAAAGAAATGAAGGACATACGAAAGACTTGGCCACGACCAATTCAGATTGATGAGAGTTGGATTCCCTTTTTAGTAGAAGACATTGCACAAGTAAATTTAGAAGCGTGGCAGGATAAACTTACAAAAAAATGAGTATACAGAACCCTTTATTCCAACCACCGAGTGAGTGGGTATGTCCTGAATTTATAGACTATAAAGGACAAAGTCCTGTAGCTATTGATTTAGAAACATACGATCCAGGAATCAAGGACCACGGACCAGGATGGGCTACCGGTAATGGTAAAGTTGTCGGTGTTGCAATCGCATGGGAAGGTTTCAAGGGTTACTTTCCTATTGATCATGATGCACCTGGTAACTACGACAAGAAAGTTTTTATGAGACAGTTTCAAGACATGTTAGATCGTTGTCCTGAAATTGTTTGTCATAACGCTATGTATGATGTGGGTTGGATGAAACGTATGGGTATGAAAATTACATCAAAGATTTGGGATACAATGTTAATGGCACCAATCTTGGATGAGAACAGAATGAGATACTCATTAAATGAACTATCAAAAGATTTTTTAGGTGAAAGAAAATCAGAAACTTTATTATACGAAGCTGCAAAAGAATGGGGTGTCGATGCAAAGAATGACATGTGGAGATTACCACCAATGTATGTGGGACCTTATGCAGAGCAAGACGCAGAGCTTGCATTGAAATTATATGATGTGTTTATGCGAGAGATACAAGCACAAGATTTATCACACATCAATGAGTTAGAACATCAAGTCTTACCTGTCTTAATAGATATGAAATGGCATGGTGTTAGAGTTGACATAGATCAAGCTGAAAAAACAAAAAACAAACTTCTTTCAAAAGAAGAAGAAAACTTGCAAAGAATAAAAAAAGAAACAGGTGTTGCAATTAATGTTTGGGAAGCAAAGTCTATATCTAAAATGTTCGATGCGTTGGATTTACCATACGCACGAACTGAACTGACGGGTGCTCCTAAATTCGATAAACATTTCCTCCGCACTCATGGACATCCGTTGGTTCAATCAGTTGCAGAAGCAAGAGAATATAATAAAGCTCGTACAACATTTATTGATACAATTCTAAAGCATGAAACTAAGGGAAGAATACATGCAGAAATAAACCAGTTACGAGGTGATGGTGGTGGCACAGTCACAGGTAGACTTAGCTACAATACACCTAACCTTCAACAAGTTCCCGCCTCCAAGGTTTTAGGACCGATGATACGCTCGATCTTTAAACCTGAGGAAGGAATGCAATGGGGTGCGTTTGACTACTCCCAGCAAGAACCACGTCTCGTTGTTCACCTTGCCAGCCTCACCGCTGGTGGGTTGAAAGGTGCTGACGAGTTTGTCAACGCATACCATGAAGATCCTAACACAGACTTCCATACTATGGTGTCTGAGATGGCTAAAATAGACCGAAAAAAGGCAAAAACGATCAATCTAGGGCTATTTTATGGTATGGGTAAGGGCAAACTATCCTCTGAGCTTGGATTGACTCCTGGCGAAGCCGAAGATCTTTTTGAGAAGTATCACAATCGTGTGCCTTTTGTAAAAGAAATGATTGAGAGAACCATGAAGAAAGCTGCAGACATAGGTCATGTGAGAACACTATTAGGTCGTAAGTGTCGATTTGATATGTGGGAACCATCACGTTACGGTGTTCACAAACCACTGCCCAGGGACCAAGCAGAACGAGAACATGGCAAACAAATACGCCGAGCTTTCACTTACAAAGC